CCCCTTGCGCCTTATATACGTATATAAGGCGCAAGGGGTGTATACACCTTTGCGCACATATACACCCTTGCGCATTTATGTACTTTGCGTAAAGGTGTATGAACCATGATAAATGCGTTGCGGTGTATGAATGCAGCCTGTAGAATTGCCGCTATGCTTAAAGGTGTATGCCAAAGGAGGCGCGACGATGGGCCGGAAGGTCGATTTAGAGGATGTAACCCGCGAATTGCTGGACGGCGTGCGCGCTATCGATGGCGACGCGCAATTGAGCAGGGGCGACAAAACCAAGCGGCTGGCGCGGCTCGCCGATCGCATCAAAAACGGCCTGTACGAGGACCGCCGGCGGAAAGACGAGGACAAGCTCGCCCCGGCCAGCTATCGCCGTTATCTGACCATCATCCGCAACGCGGTCACCGCGCAGAACTGGCGGCATCACTCCCTCGAGGAGTCCGTCGGGCGCATCGCTCGCAAGCATCCGAAGTGGGCCGAGGCGCTGCAGGCGATGCTCGATCACGCCGACATCAAGGATCTACGCTTCGCGCATCGCGACCTATTGACCGAGGTGCGCCGTGCGCGCGACGACGACGCCTACGAGGCTATTCGAACGCTCAAGCTCGACCACGAGATCATGCGGCATCTGACCCTTCCCGCCGCCACAAAAGCCGAGCTCGCGTCCGAGGCGGTCGAGCGGCTCGAGGTCCAGGCGACGAACTCGGTCGAGATCAATTTTCATTGGCTGATGGCCACGATCAACGACCTGCTATCGGCGCAGCAGTTACGCGGCGACGGCACCGTCGCGCCCTACTTCTCGCATCTGACGCTCGGCATCGCCCTGGCGACCGGCCGGCGCGAGATCGAGGTCCTCAAGCTGGGGCGGTTCAAGAAGGCGGGCGAGTTCGAGCTCGAATTTTCCGGCCAGGCCAAACGCCGCGAGGGCGTCGATTACTCGGACAGTTATCGGATCTACACCCTCGTTTCCGCCGACCTGGTGCTCGCCTCGATCAAGGCGCTGCGAGATCTGCCCGACGTCCAGGAGCTGCAGGGCCTGGATAACGTCGCGGTGAATAATCGCGTGCATAGCAACCTTAACCAACTGACAAAGCGCGTATTCGACGACCCGCGGCGCGTATTCAAAGACAGCCGCAAGATATGGGCTCGAGCCGTGTTCGAGCTGCATTATGCGCGCGATCCGAAGTGGAAAAAGGTCAACGAAACCGTGTTCTGGCAGGCGATGCTCGGTCACGAGGATATGAGCACGCAGGAAAGCTACAAGGCGTTTAAGCTCGACTATTCCAAGCCCGCCGAACCGGCGGCCGAGGTGTCGGGCAAGTGGGCCAGCCGCCTCGAGGCGCTGCAGGCGATCGACAAGCATCCGCGCATCACTGGCAGCGATTCGATCTCGCGGATTCATGCATGGGTTAAAGCGACGGTGAAGGCTGCGCCGGAGGCGAGGATCTCGCAAAAGGCGATACAGACCAACGTCGGCAGCTACCGGCCCAACATCAAGGAATATTTAGAGATCGCGGCCGAGGCGCTGGCCACGCCGAACCGGGGCATTGCCGAGATCGCGGCGCCGGTACCGAAAGAGGTCGCCAAAGCGAAACCGCATCTGGCCGTTCACAAGCTCGAGGATGGTCAGTGGCAGGCTGTGGCCAGCGTCAACGGCGTGGCCGTGGCCAAGGTCGTCGACGGCGATCGCATGGGGGCGATGCGCAAGGCCTACGAGGAGGCTAGCGGGGCAGCGTCTTAACGCTGGTAACGCTGGCGAGTTGCAACGAGGCCGGGGCTTGCCCCGGCTTTGCTTTTTCTGCAGCAGCGGCAGCGAAGGCCGCCTCGTGCGAGCGGTCGATCTGCTGCAGCTTCTCGCGCAGGGCAGCCAGCCCTTCGGCTAGCTCCTCCTGGCTGAGCTGTGCGGCGCTGATATCGAGCATCCGACTAAGCGACAAGGCGCTGCGGATCGAAGCGCTGGTGGTATCCATCAAGTTCAAAATCGGCATCGTTGCTACTCCTTCACGCGCTGATATCAATTGGCCGCACTGGCTATGCATACAGTATCACAGCGCCGCTTTTTTCATCATCCGCGCCGCGCTCTCCAGGTCGTACCCGATCCGCCATTCGTCGGCTCCCGGAACGATCCAGCTCTCGACGATATCCCGCCGCAGCGCCCCCACTACCTGCGCCAATGGCAGACCGAGGGGCTTTGAACAACGAGAAGCAACGGCATAGATCTTTTCCGCCATGTTCAAGGGATACTTTTCATCTGAGGCTTTAACACCTCCCTGCAAAGTGTCCCTGTCGAGGGCGTGGGTGCCCTGGGGGGCGTCGGCTGGTGCTGGGGCCGCGTCTGCGGGCTCCTCGAGGGCTTTGGGCTCGTAAGGCTCTGCCGTCTCGTGGGTGGCAAGCGAATGCACGCCTATGGCTGCGCGCTGCTCGACGTAGGCCATGATTACCTGCCATTTATCGGCATCGATCTCGAAAACATTGCGACCGTTCGTCTTGCGTTTATGCACGCTGGTGCCAAGGCGCTCGATGATCGACTTGACGACCGTCGTCGCGCACGCCTTCGCCGTCAGCGACGGCAGGTTGCGGCCGAGTTTGAGGGCGTTGTAAAGGTTGAGGCTGGCTTGATCGGCGCGAATGGCCGCGAGGACCTGGCGGCACTGGTCGACGGTAAAGGATCCCTCGCCGGTGAAGCGGTCCAGGCCGAGCGTGTCGAAGGTTTTCACCAGGAACGCACGCGCCGCCGATTTGTAGCGTTTTTGGGTGACCACGACGCGCGCTTTTTCTTGCGCCTGGTCGAAGGCCTTGGCCTGCTCCTCGGTCGACTGCAGCAGCTCCATCGCGACGACGCGGCTAATGCCTCGGTCATCGTAGAACGCGACATCGTCCTCGGTTGGCTCGTCGACGCCGAGCTGGTTTGCCATGTGGAAACGGTCGATCTGTGCGCTCTCGCGCTCGCTGCGGACCTCCTGGCGGTTCAACCGGACGAAAGTCTCCTCGTCCGGCGTTTCGACGCTGTTGATCAGGGTCATGCGCTTGTCGAACACCAGGGCGGCGCCGAGCTCGCGGTTCGCCCTCGAGGCCTGGGTCCGCTCCTCGTTTTTCAGGCTGGCGCGCTGAACCTGGTAACCCTCGCTGATCAGCATCAGCAGGAAGTTGTTCGCGAAATCATTGCGCGCGCGGTTTTCGCTGGTGACGCTGGCGAGATAGGTGACATCGAACGCGGTTTTTTTGCGAACGAAGCGGGCCTCGCCCGCATCCTCGTCGAAGCCGAACGTCTGCTCGTCGGCCTCAAGCATGCCGCGATAAAGCGCCTCGCGGTCGGTCGCGCGCTGTCCGGATGCATGGCCAAGGCCGACCAGGTAATGCCGGGCCGTCCGATCGCGGCGAAGCATCTGGATCGCATCGCTAGGGCTTACGGTCTGGCCGCTGAATATGCCGACGTGATGGTCGAAGTGTGCGACCCCACCGAAGGTCATCGAAACGCCGGAGCTGATCGCCGGCGAGTAGATCAAGACGTCATATTTTACGGCCTCGCCGTCTGGATCCTGCAGGAACGCGGCGACCTCTGGCTCGCCTTTGTTGCCCTGATGCACGACAAGCATCCGAACGGGCTTGATCTCGCCCTCGGCCTGCCGCTCCTCGACCACGGCCGCCAGCGTTTTGCAGCGCTCGACCGAGTCATTCGCCACCAGGACGCGTTTGCCGCTCGAGATCCAGTCGAGCGCGACCTGCCAAACGGTTTCGTCGTCGCAATGGTCGACGCGGATGTGATCGGACGAGCCGGTCACTTCGATGATCGTGATTTGCTCACCAGGGCGCGCGAGCTCGCAGAATTCGACGACGTTATCGTTTGCGTCGGCGTCGCACAGCAGCACGCGCTTTGCGTCGCGCACCGCTTCGATCAGGGCGTCATAAACCCGGACCCGGCCATCGACCGGCCCGGATGCGACGTGGCTGATGACCTGGCCGGCCTCGTCGATGCAAAGGGTATCCACCGTTGTGAACCACGAGCGTTCGTCGGCGTTGTAGAACTTGGAGGCGGTGATCGAGTTAACGCAGCAGGCCAGGTGCGACACGTCGCGCATATACTCGGCCCGAACCTGCTTGTAGTGGTGGACCAGGCCGTCGGTTTTGTAATTGCCGTCGCGATCGCGGATGGCCTTGCCCTGGCTGTCAGTGACGCGGTTCAAGCGTGCCGCCGCGTCGTCTAGCAGCGAGACGCGATGTGCAACGTAGGCGCCCTTTGCCGCGTCGCGGATCAATGGGGCGATGACCTTCTCGGTTTTGCCGGACCCCATCGGCGCGCGCAGGATGATGCACCCCTCGATCGACTCGATCAGGTGGACCAGGTGCGCCGGAATATCGTAGTTGCCATGCACCTGGCGAACGCCTTCGACGCGGACGTGCTGAATGTTTGCCTTCGTCAGCGTGGCGGGCGAGAACGACCGCAGCTCGGCGGCCTGGGTGATCTTTTGCTTTGCGAGCCATTGGCAGAACGAGCGCAGCTTCGGCCAATCGATCTTCGGGCCTTTCGGGAGATGCGCCTTGACGAGCTCGAGGATCTCCTCGCCCGAATGCTTGATCGGAACGAGCAACATGCCGGCGTTGATCGCTGCTCGTGCGGCTTTCTCAGCAGTGACGCCGGAGAACTGGAGCCGCTGCAGGCAGTAGGCGAACCAATCTTTGTACGGTTTGAACATGGTCGCGCGAGCGCGCAGGGCCTTGCCCGTGGCTTTCAATCCGAACGCGAGGTGATAGTCGTTCCAGTCGGTCGGGCCTTTCTTGTCGGCCTTGAACTTGGCGATCGCCTCGGCGCCGAGGGCGTCGAAATTGGGCACGAGGGCTGGCGAGTTGCAGTCGCGCGCGAGCTCGAGCGCAGCCAGAACGCCCGCGTTACCGGCGACGGGCTTCCATTGGTCATTGTCGACCGCGTTGCGGATCTGCAGGTCGGGGAAGCGCTTCGAATAAGCGGTGATGACCTTTTTCAGGTTGTCGACGTTGAAAGTGACGATGACCGCGACGCTGTTGCCGGCCTCGTGCTCGGCGAGCCAGACGCTTGCGCCAGTGGCGAAACCCTCGGCGGCATAGACCATATCGGCCGATTTCAGGTCGCCGATGATGCAGTGGGCCGCGTCCATCTTGACGCCGGTGCCCTGGAGTTTTTTGTCGGCGTAAAGGCGCTGCAGGCCGAGGAACATGCCGTCGATATTGAACAGGGGAACGGCAGTAAAATAACCGTGACTGTCACGCATACGCTTCATTTGAAAGCGTGACGCGATGTCGCTGATGCCTTTGGCGACCAGGTACGGGGCGGACCCGTCCTCGTCGCCGATCAGCTCGACGAAGCCGTCGCGGATCTTGTCACGCGACTCGTATTGGAAGGCATGGCGCCCGCCGCAGTGCCAGGCCGATTCGTAGGCCAGGCGCTCGCCCTGGATCCGGGCCTCGGCCTGGCGGGCCTTCTCCTCGGCGGCCTTGTGTGCGGCCTCGCGCTTGGCGCGCTGGTCGGCCTGCTTCTTTAACCACGCCTCATGCTTCGGGCTCGCGACCGTATTGCCTTCGGCGCGGTAGAGCTCGAGCAACGCGGAAAAGCCGGACCAAGTCGAAGTCCCGATTGCCGGATTGTTGTTCGTGAAGGTGAAAAACGGAAACTTGAAGTCGTCGGCGCGCTTGAGATCGCCCCACGACATGACCTTGCCCCGGTGCGCCTTATCGGTGACCGCTGCATGCCCCTTCGGGCGTGTCTTTTGGTTGTCGAGCGTGATCGAGTTGCGGATCGCTGACCAGCGGATGCCGGAGTCGGCCGCCGCGCTGGCGATGTCCGCGTCGAAATAATCGATCAGCGACCAGGCGTCGGATCGGAAGCGTTCCTCGTAAAACCGAGCGAGGCCGCGTTTGTCGTCATTCTTGTCGAGCATTTTGTTCCTTTGCGCAAAAACGCAAAAGCACAAAAGAACATTCGTTAGACACTCGACCGCCTGGTGCTACACTTGAACTTCAACGATTTCCGTTGGCTACAACTGAATAACCTGCCCGCAAAACAGATTATTCGCCAAAAAGTTGAGCTCCTGTTGCACCCTTTCGGGGTCGGCAGTCATTCGAATAAGGCCCCGGGGTTTACCAGACCCCGGGGCTTTTTCTTTGGTGCCTTGCAAAGCTAATTACTGCGGGTTAAGCCGCAGTCTACGCCATTTATTCAGAATCCCGAATAGCTGTCGTTTCCGTTTATCGAATCACCCCTTTTTCGATGATCATCCGCATGCCTGTTACCACGCCAACGACCTGGAAATTCCCGTCGATCGATATCATCGGGAATTGAGGGTTTAACGGTCGAAGGTACCGCTGCGCTCCGTCCTGGATCAACCTTTTAAACGTCAACTCATCGGCCTTGTGTGTATAGCCGACGACGAGGTCGTTCGCTTCGCCTGTTCGCCGAGGGTTCACGAAGATGGTAGAGCCGGCTGGAAACGCGAGGCCGCTGGGGGAATGCATGGTGTCGTCGGGCACGATTAAGGCGAACATTCCAGGCGTCGGATTCTCCGGCGGAAGGACCCACGCGGTATTAGCCGGAAGCCGCGTAATGTCTGGGTTTAGCTTCCACTCGGCGGCCATGTGCCACGGCACGACCGGCACCCGTTCGGTGCTCTCGGTCGGGTTGCGCGCGGCGCCTGGATTGGTCGCCTCCTCGATCAGCGCCTCGACAGTTGTGCCGAGTGCTTTCGCCACGGCATAGGCCGCCATCACATTGGGCAGGCTCAGACCGTTTTCTGTGGTCGACAGCGTGCTCGAGTTGATCGCGTTCCCCGTGGCCTCGCATAGCGCCGCCAGGCTCCAGCCGCGCGCCTGCCGCCGACTCCTTATGGCCGGCCCGATGTGCTGTATGTCTTTCATTTTTGGCCCTCTCAGTCCCTTGCGTATTTTCCGTTCGGAATCGTCAACTATTCCACTCGGAATCCTGAATTTAATTGATCTTTTCGTTCGGAATCCCGAAAATGTCGCTATAACGACATCGGACAGCTTTTTGGGAGAAAAGTTGCTATGAGCCGGACGACGGAACGCGAGATCGTGCTGCGAAGCACGCACCAATGGTTTGCAACCTCTGAATGGAACGTCGAGCGCTTCGCGCATGACCTACTTGCCCCGGCCCTGGTCGCCGAGGGGCTGATCGAGAAGGCGCTCGAGGAGTCGGACGGTGCCGCTTATCTGAAAGAGCGCAAAGCCTGGGCGACACGCGTCGGCCGGATCTTCAACGGGACAAGCCCGCTGCCGCTCGAATGGAAATGGATCTGGATCGGTTGCCTGCCGGAGCGAATCGCCGCTGACGTTCGTCGCGAGTGCATCGAGCTCGTCGGCGGCCTCGATATCCGCGTACCCCGCATTAGCCACAAGCAAACCGGCCCCGTGCCGTCCGACCTGGCTGGCGTCCTGCAAGACTTCGGCGTTTTCGTCGCTGCTGCGACCCCAGCGCATGACGGCTGTTACTCGCTGCGCGACGATCCGGAAGCGGTCGACCTGATGCTCCGCGAGGGGCTCGACGCTGTCATGCGGATGATCAGCGAGCTCGTCGCCGCTGCGGTCGGCACCGGCCGCACTCTCCCGGATCTCGAGGGCCTGATTCGCAGCGCCAAGGCGGCGGCTCATGGGTAGGCCCGCGACGGTGATCCTCGGCGAAGACGGGAAGCCGTTGCCGCCTGCTGAGCGGCAGCGCGAGCTCGCCCGTCTGCGCCAGGAGCGCAAGCGAAAGGCCGCCGACGCCGACCAGGTGCGTGCCCAATCCTTGCCCTACAAATTCGACGTATACCCCGGCACCCGCGCCGACCTCGAGTTGATTTGCCAGACCGAGGGCTTCGAGCAGTGGGCCGAGTTCGTCACCCTCGTGGCGCGCAATGTCGCCGATCAGATTAGGCGTGAATGTCACGAATACAGACCGCTTCTCGCCTTCCCGTCACGCAAAAAGGACGCTGACCAATGAGCCTCGCCGCCATGCTCAAAGTGTACAAGCCGACCGGCGATGTGAAGTTCCGCGTCACAAACGAGCGCCTGTCGGGCGTGAATCGCGTCCGCATTGAGGGCGAAGTTTTCGGCGCTCGCGGTTCGACGGTGAAGCACTTCGGGTCGGCTGCTGAGGCCGCTGCGTTCTTTGACGCGATGACCGAGGAGCGGGCCGAGGCCTGGTGGTCGGCGCTGTTCGCCAAGGTTCACGAGGAGTTCACGGGCCTGGTAGTTCGCGACTTCCTGCACGGCGCTGGCGGATCCGCGCCGAAGGGGCTGTTTCATGCCTGACGCCTGCGATTTTATGACCGACCTACAGCTCGATATCGGCGCCGCGTTCATGGACGCCCGCGCCTCTCGCCTGGCCATGCCGGTCGACCTGGTCGTGCTCGCCCCGGCCTCTCACTGCAGCGGATGCGGCAAGCCCCTGAGCCTCGACCGCATGCTCGCCATGCCCGGAACCGAGCACTGTGCGCCCTGCAAGGCCTTCGCCGAACGAAAGGAATCACGCCAATGGAAACGCTGAGCCTGTCGAGCCGCTCGAGCCGTCCCGCCGCCTTGGCGGCCGGCCCTGTTTCCGGTGCGGTCTACGTCCTGGACCGCACCGAAAGCCCGGCCAGGCCGATGGCCAAGGCCAAGCCCCGCCCTGTTCCGGAGGTGATCGAGCACGACCGCGCCATCATGCGCGACCTGGTCCTCGGCGCCTTCCTCGGCGCGCAGCACTTCCGCGAGGACGATGGCAAATACGTCGGCCCGTATACGACCGAGAACACCCGCGCCGCCTTCCCTGCGCACCTGGAGGCCCTGCGCGAGTGCCCAACCGATAGCGGCGAGGCCGGGCGCCTCCCTGCTGCATACGTCGCCAGCCTGGCGAAAGGAACGACCCGCGTGATCGCCAGCGAGACTCGGCCGAAAAAGAAATCCTCGATCCCTCTCGGCCCGCTCGCGTTCCAGGACGCGCACGTCGTTCGCGCCGTCGCCGCGCTGCCGCCTGAGCTGCAGCACTGGATTCGCTACGCATACGCCGATTCGAAGGTATGGGACGACGAGGCGGGCGCCGTCGCGGCCCTGTGGGCACGCCACGAGCCGAAACTCGGCAAGATCCTGGCGAAGACACGCCAGAAGGTTCGGGGCCTCGCGCACCTGGCCGTTCAAGACGTCAAGCGCTCCGCGAACAGCGGGAAGGTGCTGCATCAGCCGGCCCGCCTGCAGGAGTTGCTCGGCGTCAGCGTGGCGAATTGGGATAAGCACTGGCTCGGCCGTTGGCAGGCCATGCGCGAGACGCTGCTCGAGATCGACCGCGAGGCGCTGACAGCGCTTTGCAAGATCATGAGCGGTTACGGCTTCGTTTTGCTCGACAGGGGGATCTAATGGCCGCCCTGGTCTGCTCGCAGTGCGGCGCCCTTCCGGAGCGCCGTCTCGACCCTAACACCGCCATGCGGGTTTATGTCTGCACGGGCTGCAAGCATCGCGGCGAGCTGACGACGTCAGAGCCTCGCGCGCTGGCTTCGTGGAACCTGATCAACGACCCGGATCTGCCTCGGCATGTCTGCAAGGCGGCCCCGGCGCCTCGCTTCCGCCAGCGTGGCGGCTTGTGGGGCGCGTATTGCTCGTGCAGCTTCGACGACGCGGGTTATCACTCGCTCGAGGGCGCCCGGGCAGGCTGGGTGAGGGCGTTGCGATGATGCGTCGTGTTCTGCGAATCGATCGCTGCTCGGATCCGCTGATGTGGTATCGCGAGCATGTGGGTTACCTGGTCGACTATCGCGGCAGCGATGCCGACGGCCACTGGTCACGCGAGCCGGCGGGTTACGTGAACGTCGTCCGGCATGCGGACGGCACCGTGCTCGAGCTCGACGACGAAGCCATAAAAGAACAAAAGAACATTTGTTCTTTTAGGTAATGGTGAAAAAGTGCAAAAAGGGTATTGCGCAAAAGTCCGGATTAAAGTCTAATAACTGCTCTAATGCGACACATGCAAACCAAAGCCCCGCCAAGTGCGGGGCTTTTGCGTTTCTGGTCGAAGCGTCCAAGCGGCGCACCTCTCCCTGATCCGCTGGCCCTCTCGCTTTCGGATCCCTTCGCCCCGTCCTCGTGCGGGGCTTTTTTATTCCTGGAACGCCCCCGATGGATGCCAACAAACTGCAGCCGCTTGCCGAGCTGGGCGCCGTCGAGGGCGCCAAACTGATACCCGGCGCGACCGGCTTCATGATCTACGGCGTGACCCTGCAAACCTGGGCGCTGCTGATCCCGGTGCTTTATTACCTCGTGCTCCTGGTCGACCTGGTCGGCCGCCGTTGGATCGTGCCGCTGATCAAGGTGCTGCGCGCAAGGGGCCAGCCAGCCGAGGGCGCAAGCGATGACGCTGGTTAAACGCATCATTGCGGCCGTGACGGTCGCGCTCGCTGCTGCAGGCTTCACCGTGAACGAGACGGGCCTGCCCGCCCCGGTCGAGCGTACCGCCATCATGGCCGGCCTGATGATCCTGACGCCGGAAATGGAGGGCACGGTTTACGAGGCCTATCCCGACACCGGCGGCGTCTGGACCATCTGCACCGGGCACACGCAAGGCGTTCGCCCTGGTGACGTGGCCACGCCCGAACAATGCGCGGCCTACCTGCAGGGCGACCTCGGCGAATCGGTCGATTACGTCATGCGCGCAGCCCCGAAGGCCTCGATCTGGCAAAAGATCGCCTTGGCCGACTTCGTTTACAACCTGGGGCGCACGGCACTCGCGCGCTCGACATTGCTGCGCCTGACCCTCGCCGGTGACTACGTCGCCGCCGCTGAGCAGTTCCGGCGCTGGATGTTTGTCGCGGGCCGCGACTGCCGCCTCGTGGCGAGCAACTGCGGCGGCATCGTTCGCCGCCGCGAGCTGCAGCGCTCTCTCTACCTGGTGGGCTTATGACTCGGATTTATGGATGGGTCGCGATTCTGGTCGCGGCCTCGCTGCTGTATGGCCTGGGCTACCTCAAAGGCGTGACGGCCGAGCAGGACAACGCCACGGCCCTGGAAAACGCGCAGCTACGCGCAGCGTTCGAGCAGGGCCAGGAACTCGGCATCGTTCGCGATCGCGTCGTGACGAAGTACGTCGACCGCGTCCAGGTCATCGAGAAGGCCGGACAAACCATCATCAAACAGGTGCCCGTTTATGTGTCTGCAGAAGCCGATAGCGCTTGCACTGTGCCTGCTGGCTTTGTCCGGCTGCACGACGCAGCCGCCGCAAGTTTGCCCGCCCCTGATCCTGCCGGAGCTGCTGATGCGCGACCCGCAGGCGTTGCGCTCTCTACCGTCGCCGCAACCGTCGCCGGAAATTACACCGCCTGCAACGGCAACGCCGAGCAACTGAAAAGCCTGCTCGAGCTGCTGCGCGACTACCAGGTGCGAACGGGCCAGCCGCCCGCCTCCGAAAAAAGTCCCTGAGCGCGTTTAGTCGCGAATCTCGGCCGTTATACCAATTGGGCAGCGATGTCGCTGCATAGGCGAAAGGAGCCAACCGCATGACACCAGCCGAACAGCAGATCGAGACGAAAATCGCCTCGCTCGGACTTACTGCCCCTCGGATCACTCCGCAGCGGATCGACAGCCTGGTCGAGTCGCTGACCTTCGACATCCATCACATACCAGGAACGACAACGATCCTTGCCTCGGCTTTCTTGCCGAGCGGCTTCCATGTGGTGACCGGCAGCGCTTCCGCCGCGAGCCCGGCCAACTTCCGCTACGAGCTCGGCGTCGAGATCGCGACGAACAAGGCCCGCGACCTGTCGCGCGAAAAGCTGTGGGAGCTCGAGGGCTACATGCTCAAGCAAACCATTCATCAACTGCGCACCGTGAACGCTGCCGATGCCCTGGTCGAGATCCGCACCGTGCTCGAGAAGCGGTGCGGGGCTATCAGCGGCGACGCCTCGGCGTGTGCCTGCCCCGGCGGTCCGTGCTCGGAAGCGATCGCCAACGGCTTCGGTGGCATCTGATGCACCAAAAAGGAACACGCCGGGCCTTTTGGGTCCTCCCCCGCCCCCTCCCCCTTCACGGGTGAGGAACTCGCGGGATTCGCGCGTGTTCCGGATCGGTTTTCCGGTCCTTTCTTCTGTTCTGAGGCCCTGCCCGACTGCATCGCTCGGCTGACCCCGCAGCCAGACGCGGCGGGGCCTCGACTTACTTCGTCAAGGTGTAAAAGCGGATAAGTTCAAAAGGACTTATGCGCTTTTGTTCCTTTGTTCCTTGGCTCATTTGGTCCTTTCTCCCCATGGGCAAAATCGTCAGCAAAAAAGAGTTCGGCGAACTGATCGGCAAGTCGCCGCGTTGGATCTCCAAGCTGATCGAGGACGGCATGCCAACGGCAGGCGGTGGCGGTCGGGGCGTCGAGGTCCAGATCGACAGCGAGGCCGCGATCAGTTGGCTGATCGCCCGCGAGGTTCGCCGCGAAATGGGCGAAGACGGCGACGACGAGGAGGGGCTCAATTCGGCCTCGACCGAGGATCGCCTGCTCAAGAAGGCCCGCCGCGAAAAGCTGCAGATCGAAATCGACACGTCACGCGGTCGCCTGCTGCCGGCCGACACGGTCGCGCAGATTCTGATCAGCGTCGCGGCCGTCTACGCAACCCAACTAGACGCGCTGCCCTCGCGCTGCGCCGCTGACCTGGCGGTGATCGATGACCCTGCCACCATCCGAGCTCGAGTTTTTGAAGAAACGCGGCGTATCCGCGCGGCTACTGCCGACCGTCTCGAACGTCGAGCATCTGACCTCGCTTCGGACCTTGACGAAATCGATCAAGCGAGCGGCGAAGATGGTCCAGGCGCCGCCGCCTCGGACCGCTGACGAATGGGCACGCGATAAGCGAATCATGCCCCCATCGGCGCCGATCCCTGGCCCGTTCAACCCTGACACGAACCCATATATGCGCCCGGTCGCCTGGGCCTTCGCTCAACCGTGCTTCTCGCGCGTCACGTTCGTGATGGGCACGCAAATGGGCAAGTCGGTGACGATGGAAAACGTCATTGGCCACCGCCTCGACGAAGATCCGACCCCGTGCCTGTACGTGGCGCCGACGAAGCCGCTTATCACCGGCACCGTCGAGCCGAAGTTCATGGCCATGTTCGACGAGTGCAAGTCGCTTGCATCGAAGTACGAGGCCCGCAGCACGCAAGCCGTCAAGTGGATCGGTGGCACGAAATTCCGTTTCGCCTGGGCTGGCTCGCCGACCGAGCTGGCGGCCGACTCTGCCGGCCTGGTCCTGGTCGACGAGGTTGACCGGATCGTCAACACGGGCGAGGGCGACACAACCGAGATCATCGAGGCCCGGGGCGATGCCTACGCGGACTCGAAAGTCGGTTACACCGCCACGCCCACGCACGGCAAAGCCGAGCGGCGCAAAGACGAGCGAACCGGCCTCTGGCATTGGATACCGACCGACGTCAAAAAGCTCGGCTCGAAGGTCTGGCAGCTCTGGCAATCGGGCACCCGCCACGAGTGGGCGGTCCCGTGCCCGACCTGCAGTGAATACTTCGTGCCCTGGTCGGGGCTGCTCTGGTGGCCTGGCAAGGGCTCGCCGGACGAATGCACCCCTGACGAAGCGTTCAAGCATGCGCGGCTCGTCTGCCCGTGCTGCGGCGATATGATCGAGGACAAGTTCCGGCCCTGGATGAATGCTCGAGGCCTCGCAGTGGCGCCCGGCGAGTCGATCGCCAAGGGCGGCAAGATCGAGGGCACGGCCGACACGGCGGGCTTTACGCATTTTTCGTTTTGGGTTTCCGGTCTGTGCTCGTTCGCGGTCAAAAAGTCTTACGGCTTCCTCGCAAAAAAGCTGCTCGCCGCCCTGCGCGATGGCGACCCTGCCAAGCTGCTGGCCGTCTACAACACCGGATTCGGTGAGGTATACGCCGAGGCGGGCGACGCGCCGAGCTGGGAAGAGCTGCGCGCCCTGTGCTGGGGTTACAAGGCGGGCGAGCTGCTGCTCGAGCCGCTGCGGATCTATTGCACGATCGACGTCCAGAAAAACCGGCTCGTTTACGTTGTCCGTGCGTGGTTCGCCGGCCTCGGCTCGATGCTCCTGGAGCACGGCGAGCTATGGGGCGAGACGGATCAGGACGCCGTATGGGACCAGCTCTCGGAGCAGATCGACACCGAATACGGCGAGTACGGCATCAACCTGACCGGCATCGACATCGGTTACCGCGACGACCAGGTTTACAAGTTCATCAACCTGCACAAGGGGCGAGCGATCGCCCTGCGCGGCAGGGAGAAGCTCGACAAGCCGTTCCGAAAGGAAGTGGTCGAGGTGAACAAACAGGGCAAGACGCGCAAGCGCGGCGACGCCCGGTGGGCCTTCGATTCACCCCTCGCGAAACGCTGGGTCCATAGCCGTTTCGGTCGGCCTGACAACCGTGCGGGCTGGTGGCTGCTGCATCAGCAGGTCACCGACGACTATTGCAAACAACTGGTCGGCGAGGAGTGGCACGAGTCCGACGGTGCGTTTCACCAGGTCGGCGAAAACCATTACCTCGACTGCGAGGCGATGCAATACATCCTCGCCCTACGGGACAAGCTGCACAAGCGCAACACCGGAGCGCTGACGCGCGCCGAGCTGCTGCAGCACGTGCGCCCCGAAGCGGCCCCCGCTTCCACGCCGGCCCCCGCTGCGGCGGATCCTGAGCCAGACCCCGAACCTGACGATTCGCCCGACGAGACGCACCCGCCGAAGCCTGCGCCGCGCGCGCGTCGTGAAGACGCGCCCAAGGCCAAGGCCCGCGCGGGCCGCTTCAAGGTGATTCGGAAATCACGATAGGCCCCCAATGGAACCGACAACCCTACACGCCGGCGACTCCGTGTCCTGGGAACGGCTCGTGCCTGCCTATCAGGCGTCGGCCGGCTGGTCCCTGCGCTACGCCTTCACCGGCCCCGAGCGTCACCAGGTCGAAGCGATCGCCGGCGAGCCGTACCGCGTCGAGCTGTCATCCGGTACCACGGCCACATGGGCGCCCGGGCTTTACCGCTGGGTCGCTCTGGCGATCAACGGCGCCGAGCGCGTGACGGTTGCGCATGGCCGCCTCGAGGTTTCGCCAAACCTCGAAACGGCCGACCCGTTCGACGCCCGATCGCATGCCGAGCGAATGCTCGCCCTGATCGAGGCGGCGCTCGAGAAGCGCATCCCGAAGGATCAGCAAAGCTACGAGATCGACGGCCAGCGCCTTGACCGGATCCCAATCGAGCGGCTCAACGCCTTGCGGCTGCAGTACCGGCGCGAGATTCAGCGCGCCCGAAACAACCGCTGGCCGCTGGGTCGTCCGATCCGTCGCATTCTGAGGTAACACCATGAATCCGCTGAAATGGTTCGGCTTCGGGGGCAAGCGCTCGCCGGATCCGGCGCCCGAACGCCGCGAGCCTACCGTTCGCAGCCGTTCGTTCAAGATGGCGGGCGGCGGTGGGCTCTCTGCGGCCTGGTCGCGCCGCTCAACCAATGCCGACGCGAATCAAGCGATATTCGGCGACCACGAAACACTGAGGCAGCGCGCCCGCGAGCAGTCGATCAACACGGCCACGCTCAAGCGGTTTTATCGCCTGCTGCGGCAGAACGTCATCGGCCCCTATGGCATCCGCCTGCAGTCGAAAGCGGTCCTGCCTGATGGGCTCCCGGACCGCGTCACGCGCCGTCTGATCGAAAAGGAATGGGGCAAGTTCTGCAAAAAAGGGCAGTTCGACGTCGCGGGGCGCTATTCCTTTGTCACGTTTATGCACCTGTGGATCGAGACGCTCGCGCGTGACGGCGAGGTCCTGGTCCGCATCGTTCGCAACTGGTCGAACCGCTGGGGTTTCGCGCTGCAGATCCTCGAGGCCGATCGCCTCGACCTGACGCTAAACACCATGCTCGACAACGGCAACCGCGTCCGCATGGGCGTCGAGCTCGACGAATGGGAGCGTCCGGTCGCCTATTGGCTGCTCAACGATCACCCCGGCGACGTGCTTCGGCGTGCCGAGGAGCGTTATGACCGCATTCCTGCGAGCGAAATGATCCATACGTTCGACCCGTGGCGGCCGCATCAGGCGCGCGGTTTCACCTGGACGCATGCCTCGGCGCTGGACGTGCATCACCTGGACGAGTTCAGGCAGGCCGCCCTCGTCAAGGCGCGGATCTCGGCCTCGCTGACCGGCCATTACGTCCAGGATGCGGAATGGCTAGATCCGCCAGATAGCGACGATGACGATCCGCCGATCGAGGAGGAGATCGCCGTCGGTGAGGGCAAGTTGCTGCCCTATGGCGTGGACTTCAAGCAAGTCAACACGCAAGGGCCTGGCAGCGATTACGCGGCATTCGTGAAGGACGGCAACCGCAACGCGGCGGCCGGCCTGGGGCCGAGTTATCACCGCCTCGCGCACGACCTCGAGGGCGTCAGCTTTTCGAGCCTGCGCTCTGGCGAGCTGGACGAGCGCGATTTTTACAAGTGCTGCCAGGAGTTCGCGATCTCCGAGCTGCTCGATCGCATCGGCGAGGAGTGGCTCAACGCCTCGATTCTGCGCCGCGTGATCAAGATCTCCCCCCGTGACTTCGAGCGCTCGACCGAACTGGTCTGGCAGGCCCGTGGCTGGGATTGGGTGGATCCGCTCAAGGATTCGAAGTCGGCCTCGGAAAGCATCGGCAACCGCACGAAATCCCGCTCCGAGTACATCCGCGCCAACGGCGACGACCCCGACGAAGTGTTCGCGGAAATCGCAGCCGAGGAGGAGCAACTCCGAAAGCTGGGCTTGGCGCCCATCAACAAACCATCGAACGAGGAACCGCCGGATGACAAACCCGACGACGACCCCGACGACTAGCGCCCCGCTGTCGGTCCTGCGGACGCTGCAGTCCGCGCCAGTCATGCGGTCGCTCGGCGTCGACCTTTCAACCCTCGACCAGGAAAAGCGCACGGTCGAGATCGCCGTCTCGAGCGAGTACCCCGTCCGGCAGTGGTTCGGCATGGAAGTGCTCGAGCACACCGACGCGGCGATCGACCTGGAGCGCATGCGCTCCGGCGCCCCGGTGCTGATTCAACACGAGCGGCATTCGGCCTGGTCGCAGGTCGGCGTCGTCGAGGAGGTCTGGCTCGCGGCCGACCGCAAGTTGCGCGCGCGGATCCGCTTCTCCAAGGGCGCCGAGGGCGAGCGGATCTTCGTCGATATCGCCGACGGCATCCGCCAAAACGTATCGGTCGGTTACATCCCGCTCGAAATGGTCCTCGAGCGCAGCGAATCCGGCCTCGATCACTACCGCGTCACCCGATGGCAGCCGTTCGAGGTTTCCGTCGTTTCCGTGCCCGCTGACCCGTCCGTCGGGGTAGGGCGTTCCCAAGCTGAAACCATGCACACCGTAATTGTAAGAGGTCACACGATGCCGCAAGAAAACACCCCGACGGATCAGAACCCCGTCACCACTGGCACCGATCCGCTCGCCGCTGAGCGCGCCCGCGTCGCCGACATCCTCGCGATGGGCGATCGTTTCGGGCAGCGCGAGCTCGCGAACGAGGCCATCACGCAAGGTCACACCGCTGACCAGTTCACGCGCACCATCCTCGAGCGCCAGGCCCCGGCCACGCCGAAACCGACCGTGCCGGCCACGCCGAAGGCTGGCGAGCGCGACCTGCCAGGCTTCGCGAAAGACGTCTCCGCGCGTTCCCTCGGTCTGACCGACAAGGAAATCGGCGAATACTCGCTGATGCGTGCCATGAACGCCTACGCCGAAAAGGACTGGTCGAAAGCCGGTCTCGAGCGCGAGGTAAACATCGCCCTCGGCGACACCCTCAAGAAAGAGGCTCGCGGCTTTTACGTGCCGCATGACCTGCTGATGGCTGGCTATCGCGCCGGCATGTCGAAAGGTGAAGTCGGCAAGGGTGGCGAGCTGGTCGCGACCGAGCTGCGCATCAGCGAGTTCGTCGACATCCTGCGCAATAAGACGGTGATGGCCCGCCTCGGCATGCGCCTGCTCGGCGGCCTGGTCGGCGACCTGGATCTGCCGAAGAAGGTCAGCGGGGCGAACTTCTACTGGCTCGGCGAAGGCGAAAACGTCAACCCGAGCGACTTCGATCTGAGCACGGTCCCGCTCTCGCCGAAGACCATCGGCGGCGCGATCCCGGTTACTCGCAAGCTGCGCAAGCAGGCCTCGAAGTCCATCGAGGCGCTGATCATCAGCGACCTGATCGACGGCCTGGGCGTTGCGATCGACCTGGCCATGCTGACCGGAACAGGCACCGACAACATGCCGCTCGGCCTGCTGAATGCTGCAGGTATTCCGGCGCTGGCCTACGCGTCCACCGGCATCGACTTCAATGCGGTCGTCGAGATGGAAACCAAGGCGGCGACCTTCAACGTCGAGGGCGATTCGCTGGGCTACCTGACCAGCCCGACGCAGCGCGGCGCGGCCAAGCGTAAGCAAGTGTTCGACGGTACCGGCGAGCGCGTGTGGACCCGTGACAACGAGGTCAACGGCTACAAGGCGACCGCGAGCAACCAGGTGCCGGCCGATACCTGGGTTTATGGCGATTACTCGCAGATCGTGTGCGGCATGTGGGGCGTTCTGGATCTCAAGCCGGACCCCTACGCGCTGGCCGGTAGCGATGGCCTGATGCTCCGCGTCTTCCAGGACGTCGACGCAGCCATCCGCCGCACCGAGTCGTTCGTCATCGCCAAGAAAGCGGTGGCGTAAAACTGAACCTGATGCGGGCAGGTGAGGGGGCTTCGGCCCCCTTTTTTATCTGACTCGCAGGAGCAAAGCACATGGGAATTCATGTAGTAACGGCGTTTATCGTCCTGCTGACTGACATCATGCAGCATGGCGACCTGATCCCGCGCGACACGACCCTAGAGGTCGAGAAGCGCCTCGCGGATCAGTGGAAGGGCGTCGGCATCGCCCGCGCGGCGACCGACGAGGAAATCGCCGAGTATCAGGGCGACGTGGCCGAGGCCGAGTCGCTGCTTGACGACGTCGACGCGCTGGCAGACCAGAAACGCGCCCTCGAGGCCGAGCTCGAGAAGCTCCAGGATCGGAAAACCGCGCTCGCCGGTGATCTGCAGGCGCTCGAGTCCGACGTCGCCGACCTGGGCGCGCGGAAAGACACCCTCGCCGGTGAAGTCGAAGCCCTGCAAGCGGCCAAGGCTGCAGCCGAGAAGCCGGTCACGGCGGCTAAAGCGAAGTGATCGGCGAGGATGACCTCGAGGCGTTCTTCGATCCGGACGAGTTCGGGCTCCGGCTCGTCCTGGTCGAAGACGGCAAGCCGGCCCGCGAGGTGCTCGGCATGCAGAACCCGCGCGATCGATCCGGGCCGCTGTACCGCTCCGGCATCGATCCCAACGCGGCAGGCCTAAAGGTTCGCCCCGACCAGGTGAAAGTCCAGATCGCGACGCGTGACGTGCCCGCGCTCTACCGGGCGCAGCGCATCGAGCTCGACGGTTCGTCCTGGTCGATCGCCAACGTCGAGCCCCTCGGCCGGATCCGCTCGCTGATGACGCTTGTGCCCCATGGGGCGCGGCAATCCAAGCCGGAGCGCGGCACATGGCAGGCTACGAACTAAACCTGCAGGCAGACGGCTGGGCCAGCGTCGAGGAGGCCCTTCGGGACGCTCCGAAAAAACTGGATCTGGCCGCTGCCCGTGCCCTGCGCAAAACCGCGCAATGGCTGCGCACGCACAGTTCGCGGGAAATCGCCCGCGAGCTGCGCATCACGCAAAGCCCGGTTCGGCATCGCTACATCATCAACACCAGGTCGGCCGCGAACGAAGTCAAGTTGTGGGTCGGTTTGAACCCGATCAGCGTGCATTACCTGGGCACGCCGCAGCAGACGACGACCGGCGTCAAGGTCGGGCATCGCGCCTACGACGACGCGTTTATCTCCCCCATGAACACCCGGCATCGCCTCGTTTGGCGGCGCAAGGGCCGCGAGCGCTTGCCGATCGAGCGCGTGACGGAAGATTGGGACGGCCCGGCGACCGACGTGCTGTCGCGCTGGGAAAAGCGCGCGATGGAACGGTTCGCCGAGCTGTTCGAGCAAGAGGCCCGTTATGTCTTCAGTCAGTAAGGTTTTCCGGCCGCTCGACAAGCTGTCGGATCTGTTTTTCGCGATCGGCGACGCCATCCATGCCGCCGGCATCGGCGTCAGCGTGGCGAATTACGAGGAGTGGGACGGTTACGTCGGCGACGCGACCGTGCTGATCGAGCTCGAGCGCACATCGACGAGCGAGCGGCAGAACGACGGGCGTTATGCCCATTCCGTGACCGTGACGCTGCATGCAGTGGTCGCGCGCTCGCGCAAATTCGCAGCGCTCGAGGCGGGCAACCTGGCCACATGTCTCGAGCGCCTGGCGGATCTCAACCGCTGGGGCTTCCGTGGCCTGAACTGCGAGGTGCCGTGCGACCTGCACAGCGGCCCGTCGATGTTTCAGAAGGGCGACGACGGTTATGACGCCTGGGGCGTGACGTTCCGCCAGGTGATCACACCAGGCCTACCAATCGAGGAACCACGCATCACCGGCATGCCGCTGGTTTCGTGGCGTCTTGACGATGATTCGCCCCGCACTGAGGACGAGTTCGCACCGCTCGAGGGGGCGTAATGTTCGACGCATATCTGCGCATCGCTCTGGCGCCGATCCTCGACCGGCTCCTCGAGCTCGAGACCGAAATCGACGACCTGCAGCGCCGCGCAGAGGGGCAAGCCCGCCTCGGTACCGTGGCCAGCGTCAACACGGTGGCCGGTACCTGCACGGTCAGCCACGGCGAGCTGACGTCGCCGTCGGTGAAGTACTTCCAGCCCGCCGCCGGCGAGGTAGCCGACACGCGGCACCCCTCGGTCGGTGAGCAATGCTTGCTTATCAACTATGGCGGCGGCGATGGCAGCGCGCAGGCGGTCGCCTTGTGCGGCTTGCCGCGTGATGCCTTCCCGCTCGCCTCGACCGCTGCCGAGCTGGTCCGCCGGACGTATCCGGACGGCACCGAAAGCAGCTATGACCACGCCGCGCACGCCTTCAACTGGCAGAACGGCCCGCTGTCGGTGAAAGCCGATCGCGAGGGCGTCGTCGTGATGCTGGGCGCCGTTGGCTTCCAGGTGACGCCCGCCGGCTTCTCGCACATCGGCGGCGCTGTCGACCACGACGGCAAGAACATCGGCAAGGATCATCGCCACGAGAATTCGGGCGGCCCGAACCTGGGCGGGGTACCAGCATGATCGGAATCGACCGCGACACGGGCGCCACGCTCGACGATTGGCCGCAGTTCGTCCAACGCGCGACGCGCGCCCTGACGACCCCGCTGGGCACGCGGCAAAAGCGGCCCCTGTATGGGTCACGCCTGCCGACTCGCCTAGCAAAGAACATGGGCGACGGCCTGCTGATCCTCGCGCAGGGCGATGCCATCGACGCCTTTTACAACGCGGCCAACGGCATCAGCGAATTCAAGCCGGAGACGGTCATCGCGACCCGTGAGGGCGCCGGGCTACGCCTGCGCCTGGCCGGTACCTGGAAAAATCGAAAAATGTCGTTCGAGGTGGTCACGTGAGCACGATGCTTATTCCCGGGCTCAACCAACTGGCCGAGCCGGAGATCGTCAAGGTCGAGCAGTTCGAAACGCTGCTCGAGGAGTTCAAGGCCGAAACGCTGGCCTACATCCAAGCGCGAGATCCGGAGAAGGCCGCGCGGGTCGCCGAGTCGCTCGAGAACGACGGCGAGCTGCTGTCGCTGCTGCTGCAGGCCATGACCGTGCGCCTGCAGACGCACGAACGGCGCTATAACGCGCGAATCAAGCAAATGCTCGCCTGGTGGGCCGAGGGCTCGAACCTCGACGCCCGTCTCGCCGATATGGGCCTCGAGCGCCGCGTCATCAGCGAAGGCAACCCGAACGCCTTCCCGCCGGTACCGGCCGAGGAGGAGTCCGACGCCGACGCGCGAATCCGCTACTACCTCGCACCGCACGCCCCGGCCGCCGGTTCCCGCCTGCAGTACCGCCGCGAGGCGATGACCCTCGGCGAGCGCGCGACGGTGACAGTCGAAGCGCCAACGGCGAACCAGGTGGTCGTCACCTACACGTTCGGCGCCGACAGCATGGCGGCCAAGGTGAAAGACGCCAACGGTCGCCAGACGGCCCCGGGCCAGGTCACCGTCACGGTGCTGGCCCGGGCAGGCGACGGCACGCCGCCGGCGGATCTGCTCGCTGCAGTTCGCCGGCACTTCGCTCGCGATGACGTGCGGCCCGAAACGGATCTCGTGACCGTCCAGGGCGCCGAAATCGTTCGGTACCAGATCCGCGCGGTCGTTTACATCAACGCGGGCCCCGACGCGGCGCTGACGAAGGGCCAGGCCGAGGCCGCGCTCGCCGCCTACGCGGGCGATCGTCACATCCTGGAGGGCTACGTCGATCCAAGCCGGATCGACTACGTGCTGCACGCTGCGGGCGCTGAGCGCCTCGAGCTGCTCGAGCCGCTGGCCCCGATCGAATGCACCGCCAGCCAGGCGCCCTATTGTGAGGGCGTCGAGATCGAGGTCCGGACGCTATGAGTGACGAAGCCCCGCGGCTAAGCGTTTTGCCGCCGAACCGCTCGCTGCTCGAGGCCGGGCTCGACCTGGCATTCGACAAGCTGCTCGAGCGGATCCAGCCGCCGTTTCCGGATCTGATGGATCCGCAGACGACACCGGCCGCGTTCCTGCCATACCTGGCCCTTGATCGAGGTGTTAGCGAATGGGAAGCCTCAGCGCCAGAAGCGGAGAAGCGCGAGACTATTGCGAGTATCTGGGCGATCCGCCGGCTAGGCGGCACCCGCAAGGCGCTAGAGCTTGCTGTCGAGTCAATGGGGCTTCTGCCCGAGGTCATTGCGTGGCATCAGGAAACGCCAGCAAGCGCCCCTTATGGCGTGAAGGTGATCGCCCGCGCGCTCGGCGATCTGGACCAGGCCGCGAATCGCCGTTTGGCGGTTCGTTTAGGGCAGGCCAAGGCCGAGCGCGACGTTCTTCTGCTGAACATTATCAGCGAGGTGCGCGGAAATTTGTATTTGGCCGCCGCGAGCATGACGGGCAGCTCTACCACGATTTATCCCTATGTCGAGCCCGATAGCGAAGTGCAGGGCCGGCTTTATTTGGGCGCAGTCATGCGCGCCACCTCGACGACAACGGTGTATCCGCAATGACAAATTTCGCATCAATGCCGACCAATACGGGTGCGGCAAAACTAGCCTATGCCATGTCGACCAATCAGCAGGTTCGCATATCGCATATGGCTATTGGTGATGGTGGCGGCGCCGCCGTGGCGCCGTCGGCCGCTCGGAGCGCCCTGGTGCGCGAGGTTCATCGCGCGCAGCTAAACCAGCTATACCAGCACCCGGAGAACGCAAATTGGCTGGTTGCCGAGATCGTCCTGCCGCCCGAAGTTGGCGGCTTCACGATTCGCGAGCTGATGCTCTATGACGCAGATGGCGATCCAATCTTCAACGGTAACCATCCGGAGCAATACAAGCCGATTCAAAGCGAAGGAAGCGAGGAGACGAAGACCATCAGGATGATCATCCTGGTTTCAAGTGTCGCAACCGTCACGCTCAAGACGGACCCGACCACGGTGCTGGCGACAATTGCCTATGTTGACGGAAAGCTCGCCACTGAAAGCGAGGCGAAGCAAGGTGCGGTCAACAATAAATACAGCTCGCCGCTGCGCGTCGCGCAGTATGTGGCCGAAAAAACGCAGAATTCGGCAACCGACAGTGGGGCGAATAAGCTGATGACCGTTGGCGCCTTCGGCTTGGGGTCGGCTGCGGTGCCGAGCATCACAGATTTCAACACTGTCGGCCGGACTGGTTTCTACCTGTCTGGTACTACTGCTGCAAACTCGCCGGAGGCCGGCCAGCCGTTCCAGTTGATTCATGTCGAGCGTAATGCGACGTACGCCTCGCAAATTGCTTTCGATGCGAACAGCGACGATTTCTATATGCGCAACCGTACAGGTGTCGGCGCCTGGGGTGCATGGCGAAAGCTATATCACCACGGGAGCGTTTCGGCAGTTATTCGGTCGCTGCTGGCGTCGGGGGACGCCGCCGCTGCTCGCGCAGCGATTGAGCTCGGATCCGCTGCGCAGGCGACAATGACGCAAAATCACACCGATGCAACCGCCGGGCGGGCGCTGCAGGTGGGTGACTTCGGCCTCGGCTCATCCGGCGTGCCGTCGCTTGGCGCGGACTTCAACGCGGTCACCGTGACGGGCTTTTACCTTTCGGCGGCTCCTGCGCTGAATGCTCCCGTTGCTAACGAGCATTTCCAGGTTGTGCATATCGAGCGAAACGCGAGCTATTCGTCGCAAATAGCGATCAGTTCGCAGCGGCTAGGTGTGATTTACTTCCGCAACCGCGTGGGGGCTGAATGGGGTACGTGGCTCGAGTTGTTCCACAAGGGCAACCTGTCGCCGGTGGAGGCTGCGCGCAAGGTCGAAGCGGGCAATGGTCTCTCTGGCGGCGGTGCGCTGTCGGCAGATAGAACAATCTCGCTAGGTACTCCTGGGAAGTTGGGGCGCAGCTCGACAAACGGCGTGACTGTAGCCTCGCACACGCATGAACTGGACGTGCAGCAGGGCGATTACGACTCCACCGTCGGGCGCCTGGCGCTGGTCGGCGGCTTTGGCCTGGGGGGCAATCTAGGTAGCACCACTGCGCGCGAGGACTTCAACGATGCGACCTTAACAACCGGCTGGTATCGGATGAGCAGCGCCGCGCTCAATGCGCCCGCGTCTGGCTTCCATGTGCTGAATGTGATCGCTTACACGAGCGACTTTTGCATGCAGCTAGCCTATCCCATGACGCCCGGTGCAGGCGCTTATATCCGCGAGCGCGCTAGCGGAGCGTGGGGTTCCTGGGGAAAGCTGATCCATTCAGGTAACGCGGCACTGTTGCCGCTGCTAACTGCGCTTGCCCCGGAGACGGACAACAACAGAACGCTGGGTACAGCGGCGAAGCGCTGGTCGACTGTTTACGCCGGCACCGGCACGATCAACACTTCAGATGGCCGCGAAAAAACAGCGGTCAGAACGCTGACGGCGGCCGAGCTCAGCGCGGCTAAACAATTGGCCAGGGAGGTCGGAGCTTATCGCTTTCTCTCGGCCGTGGCCGAAAAGGGCGCTGCCGCGCGCGAACACGCGGGCATGACGGTTCAGCGCGCGATTGAAGTCATGGAGTCGCACGGCCTCGATCCGTTCGGCTATGGCTTTATCTGTTATGACGAGTGGCCGGAGGAGTGGCGCGACGTGCCGGCGGTCATGGATACCCGCCAGACTGGCGAAGTGACAGCCGAAGGTGATCCGGTGTTCGAGGAGTTCGAGCTCGAGCCCGCCCGCCGCGAGCTGCTGCAGCCTGCGGGCGACCGTTTCAGCTTCCGGCCTGATGAATTGCTGATGTTCATCGCTGCTGGATTCGAGGCGCGCCTCGCATCGCTGGAGGCCGCCGGCTAGAGAAAAAAGATGCAAACCCGAGCCGCGAAAGCGGTTTTTTTACGCCTGCAGACAGCCCCCGCCCTGGGGGCTTTCTCGTTTCTGAGGATCTCCAATGTTTAAGCGTCTCGAGCCGGCGGCTGACTGGCTTTTTCGTATGTGGGGCGCGTGCCTCGAGCTGTTCCTGCTCCTGGTCGTGCGTGTCGCGCTGATCCTGGTCGGCCTGCCGATCGTTGCGATCGCGATCCCGTTCGCCAGGCTCGACCTCTCGGTCAGCGATGGGCGTCAGATCCTCAACCTGCCGCGCTGGGCGTGGCTGTTCGGCAACGATTACGACGGCCTCCTCGGCGATAAACGGCTGTGGTGGCGTGACAACTGCGACGCCCTGGTCCTGTTCGGGCTCCGGCCGCTGCTGCGGCGCCTGGGCGTCGTGCTGGATCCTCTGCCGGTCGATTCCTGGCTCGCGTGCTTCTGGTGGGCCGCCATCCGCAACCCGGTCAATAACCTGCGCCTGGTGACGGGTTTTAACTGCCCCGTCAGCGAGTGCGTGATCCGCTTCCTGGGCGCCGCTGTCGTCGAAGATAAGCCGGGCTATTCCGGCTGGCAGTTCGTCGCGGCTAGGCACGCTGGCGGCCGTTCCAGGTGGTACGGCTTCTATCTCGTCCACCAGTGGAACACGTCCCGCGCCTTCGTCGTGCGCCTGGGCTACAAGATCAAGCCCGAACACGAGGGCAGCGACGAGCCTGGCAAGGGGATGACGTTCAAGGTCAACCCGTTTAAGGCCATCTGACCCCGGCCAACTTCCTGACATTTTCCCGACGCCGCGAAAGCGGTTTTTTTGTGCCTGGAGATCGAGCACACATGGCAAAGCAAACAAAGCGTTACCTCGTCCTGCGCGGCTATCCGGCAGGCGGTGGCCACTGGACCAAGAAAGGCGACCACGTCGAGCTGATGGACGTCCAGGCGCGCGCCCTGGTCCAGGCCGGCCGCGTCCAGCACGACCCGGCACCTGTCGTCGAGCCCGAAGCCGCCGCAGCAGCCCCCGAAGCGGAAGCCGCACCGGCTACCGCGACCAAGAAATCCACGAAGTAAGGAGCCAGGCGAATGGCCGAGGTAATCAATTTCGAACACAACGGCGTTTCGGTCGAAGCAACCGAATCGCCCGAGGCAATGGGCGGGCTTGGCGATAACGTCGTCGGCCTGGTCGGTACCGCGCCGAACAAGGCGGCCGGCGTGCCGCTGAATGCGCCGTTTCGCATCAACTCTCGCACCCTGGCCGCCATGCTGGATCCGACCGGCGCCCAAGCCGGCTCGCTGTTCATGGTGGTGGATCAGATCCTCAAGGTCGTGACCGTGCCGATTTACGTCGTCGTCGTCGAGGAGGGCGCCACGCCGTCCGAAACAATGAACAACGTCATCGGGGGCGTCGACGCGGCGACCGGCCAGATCCTCGGCCTTGCCGCGCTGGCCACGGCGCCCGAGGTGCCGACCATCATCGGCGCCCCGGGCTTCTCCGATCAACAGGCCGTGCATAGCGAGCTGGCCAGCTTCGGCAAGCGCATCCGCGCGCGGGTGGTGATCGATGGCGTCGACCTGGACGTCGAGGGGCAAGTCCTCAACAGCCAGTCGATCGGCGGCGCCGAGCTCGGCTATGACCGCGTTTACATGGTCCACCAGATGCCGGCGGTCTATTCCAAGGCAGCACAGGCGAACGTCTTCCTGCCGCCGTCCTCGCTGGCCATCGCGGCGATGGCTGCGGTCAAGCAGTGGGAAAGCCCGGGCAACCAGGTGACTTACGCGGCCGACGTGTCGCGGACGGTCGAGTACAACATCCTGGACAAGTCCACGACCGGCGACCTGCTGAACCGCTACGGCGTCAGCTACTACGCCCGCACCGTGCTCGGCGGTTTCTCGCTGATCGGCAACCGCTCGATCACCGGCAAGTTCATCAGTTACGTCGGCCTCGAGGACGCCATCACCCGCAAGCTGGTGAAGGCGGCGCAAACCGCGATGGCCAAAAACCTGACGAAGTCGTTCATGGAGCAAGAGGTCAAGCGCATTGACGACTGGATTCAGACGCTCGTGGCCGACGAGACGATCCCGGGCGGGCGGGTCTACCTGCACCCCGAGTTGAACAGCGTCGAGAAGTACAAAAACGGCACCTGGTACGTCTGCATCGATTACGGCCGCTACGCGCCAAACGAACACATGATTTACCAGCTCAACGCCACCGATGAAATCATCGAAGAGTTCCTGGAGGATGTCCTTTAATGTTCACGAACCGCGTAAGACAAGCGCTGGCGGCGACCCTGCAGGGTTTGCCACTGATGCAGACCCTCGAGGAGTTTGACCCGCCCCTGATCGAATTCGAAATGGAGGAGTTCCAGGGCGGGCGTTTCATCGGCGAGGAGATGGCCAAGGGCCTGAAAGCCCTGACCGCAAAGCTGACAATCCAGGGCGTCGGCCTGCCGATCATGACCGCCCTCGGCGTCAGCGTTGGCGATCAGATCTTGCTGACGGTCCAGGAGGCCGGCGAGGACGGTGACGGCGACGAGTGGGCCAGTTACCACGTCTGCGGCGGGAAGCTGAAAAAGCTCGAGGAAAAAACCCTCAAGATGAAGGACAAGAAAGTCACGATTCTCGAGATCGCCCTCGTCACTTACACCCGCGCCGAAATGGGCATTCCGGTGATCGACATCAACACCCGCACGCAAAAGGTTGTGATCAACGGTGTGGATATGATCAAGGGCGCCCGCCGCCTCGTCGGCATGGTGTAACCGCTGCAACCCTCCGAAAGCCGCCTCCGGGCGGCTTTTTCGTTTCTGGAAGGAAAACCCGCATGACCTGGACGCCTAAACCGCTGCCGCTGAACTGGCCGATTCAACTGCCCGACGGCTCGACCCTCGACTCCCTGCCCCTGCGCGCCTTCGACGTCGCCGAGCATCGCGCCGCGATCGCCCGCGCCGGAAAGGACGAGGACGCCCGTTTTGAAGCGCTGGCCGTGCTCGCCACGGGCCTGACGCTCGAGACGATCGAGGATCTCAAGCGCCCCGATTACGTCAGCCTGTCCGCGTGGCTCGCTGAGTACGTCGCGCATCCGGCCTACTACTTCACCGGCCAGAAGCCGGAGAACCCCGACGACGTGCCGATGCTCGTCCCGATCCGCAGTTTCGGCCAGACCGTCGACCGCATCCGCTTGCAAGTGCCGACGATGAAGGCGACCAAAGTGATGATGGCCGAGAAAGACGAGGTCAAGGCCGCCGACTTCATCAGCGCCCATTGCACCGGCATTCCTGCCGCCGACATCGTGAAGCTGTCGCTGCCCGACTGGAACCAATTGCAGGGACGTCTCGGCGATTTTTTGAACAAACCGGCGGACTACTTTCGGACCGCGACATCGAAGTAATCCTCGATGTCGTGCCCCTCGTTTACCACGTGAGCGAGGCGGAGATTCTGGAGTGGGACGCCGGCAAGGGCCTGCGGCGCTATGAGTTGGCGATCGCACGCCTCGGCGTAAAACGGGAGTAACGAGGCATGGCCGAATCGAAGTATTCCCTGCGGCTGGCCGCCGTCGACGGCTTCTCGAAGACGTTCGGCGATTTCAGCAAGCGCGCCGGCGAGCTCGAGGAGGAGATCAAGGGCACGCGCTCGGAGATCTCCAAGCTCAACGCCGCGGCCCGCGACGTTTCGGGTTATGCAAAGCTCGAGGGGCAGCTCGGCAAAACGAAGGTGATGCTGCAGCAGGCCCGCGTCGAGCAGGCCAGCCTCGGTCGCGCGCACGTCGACGCCTCGGCCAAGGTCGAGCGGCTCGGCGTCGAGTATGTGGCCGCGTCGACGGCACTGAAAAAGCTGGAAACCGCCACGGGCACCAGCGCTGCCGAAGTGGCCAAGGCTCGCGCCGAGCAGCAGCGCCTCGGCTCGGCCCTGGCCGGAGCGACGGCCGAAGTCAAAAAGCTGGAAACCGCGCAGGACCGCAACACCGCCAGCGTTCGCACGCTCGAGGCGGCGCAGCGCGGGGAAGCGAACCAGCTAAAACGCCTCGAGACGGCCTTGACCGGCGCCGGCGTCGACACGGCCAAGCTCGCGACCGAGCAGAAGCGTCTCGAGTCGGCGACCGAGCAGGCGAACGCAGCGCTACAGGCGCAGCGGGCTCGCCTGGACGCGGTGCGCCAGGCGCAGGGCCGTATCGACGGCAACCGGGACGCGCGCGCAGATCTCCGGGGGCAGATGGTCGAAACCGCCGCCATCGGCTACATGGCCGCCAAGCCGGTCGCGCAGGCGATGGAATTGGAAGTCGCCATGGCCGACGTGGCCAAGGTGATCCAGTTCGAAGGCAACCAGCGCGAGGAAATGTCGAACGCGAACCTGAAACTGGCGAGCGATCGGCTGATCTCCTCCGGCGGCATCACGGCCGTCGACCTGGCAAAGATCCAGTATTCGGCCGGTCAGTCCGGCATCGGCAACGACGAGAAAACGTCCGAGGGCAAACAGCGCGCGGTGATGGATTTCACGCGCGACGCGGCCATCATGGGCGGCGCGTTCGACCTGGGCGCCGAGGAAGCCGGTTCGATCATGGCCGGCTGGCGTGCGTCCATGGGCCTGAATCGCGACCAGACGCTCGACTTGGCCAACGCGACCAATCAACTGGGGAACAGCTTCAACGCCTCGTCTGGCGATATCGCGGCGGTGATGAAGCGTTACGGGGCGATTGGGCAGGCGTCCGGCCTGGCTCCGGAGCAAAGCGCCGCGCTGTCTGCTGCGTTGCTCAACCCCGGAACCGAGAAGGAAATCGCCGGTACCGGCATGAAAAACTTTCTCGCGGCCCTGACCAAGGGATCGGCCGCGACCAAGGGCCAGCGCGAGGCATGGGAAAGCCTCGGCATGGATCCCGAGGATCTGGCCAGGCAGATGCACCAGGACGCGCCGGCCACGATCCTGGAGGTGCTGAACACCATCAAGGCGCAGCCGATCGAGGAGCAGTCGGCGCTCGCGACGCAGTTGTTCGGCTCGGAGTCGATCGGCGCGATCATGCCGCTGCTGCAGAACCTGGGCGCGGTCGAGAAGGCATTCGGGATGGTGGCCAATTCGGCCGACCGGGCCGGCTCGATGGTGGCCGAGGCCGAGGGCAAGGCGAACACCTCGCGCGGGGCGTGGGACGCCTTCGTCGCGAAAGTAACGCGGCTCTCTACGACGGTCGGTAACGCCATGCTGCCCGCGCTGAATGCCACGCTCGTGCCGTTGGGCATGTTGGTTGATGGTCTGTCGTGGTTTGCTGACACGTTCCCCGGCATTACCTCTGGGCTCGCGGTCGCCGCTGGCGGCCTGGCTGCGCTCAAGGTCGGCGCGCTCGGCCTGAAATTCGTCGGGCTGATGGTCGGCCAGGCGTTCAACCGCGCCGGCCTCGCCCGCGCCAAGCTGGACGCAACGACGCTGCGCTCGGCCACCACGGCCGATGCGGCGGTCGGGCGCCTGAATGGCGCTATGGCCCGCCTTGGTGCTGCTGGTGGCGTTGGCGGCGCAGGGGCAGGGGGCAAGGGCGGGAAAGGGCTTGGCGCCAAGCTGGCAAGCGTTGCCGGGCGTGGCGCTGCGCCCCTCGTGCTCGCGGCGGGCGCGATGAATCTCGCGAGCGTGGTCAGCGACGGCGGTGATGCCGAGCAGGTCGGCGGCGTGGTCGGCAGTACCGCCGGCGGCCTCGGCGGCATGTGGGGCGGCGCTGCTGCAGGCGCCGCGATCGGGTCGGTCGTGCCGGTCGTTGGCACTGCTGTCGGCGGCGTCGTTGGCGGTGCCATTGGCGGCCTGGCCGGCAGCAGCGCGGGCGAGTGGATCGGGGAGAAGTTGGGCGCCCTGGTCGACCGGCTGAGCTCGCCCGAGGCGACGGCGAAAGAGATCGTGAACAACACGGACAGTCGACAGATCACGTTCGCGCCGGTCTTCCAGGTCAACGGATCCGACCATGCCAGCGCGCAAGCGCTGGGCGACTCGCTCATGCAGCGAATGAAGTCCGAAATGCTGCCCATGATGATGGGCGATCCGCTCGCCGTTCGGCGTGGCGCTGCACTGACTGACGGGAGCCCTTAAATGCCGCAGCAACTAGCGATCGGCGAGTTCGTGTTCGGGCTCGCCACTGGCTTTCCCTACGAGCGCCTTGCGCGCAAGACGTCGGGCGGCTGGGTCGACCTGGACATCATCAGCAGCAAACCCCTGTCGCACAACACCGGCCAGGGCCTCGAAACGCTGCGCCTGACCGGTCGCGCGCAATGGGGCGCGGGGATGGCCAAGGTCGACGAGCTGCGCGCCATGGCGAACAGCCGGGCGCCGTTCACGGTTGTGGACGGCCTCGGCCGTAATTGGGGCCGCTGGCGAATCGATTCGGTCGGCGAGGATCAGGAACGCGTCATCGATGACGGAACCGCCTCGCTTTTGGCGTGGACGCTCGAGCTGTCGGAGTTCGTCAATGCGTAAGGTTCGAACCATCGCCGGCGACACGGCGAACACGTTGCTATATCGCGAGCTCGGCCGGTCGGATGACGCGGCCGAGGAGGCCTTTTGGCTGGTTAATCCGGGCCTGGCGGAATACGGGGCGGTACTGCCGGCCGGCGTGCGCGTTGCGCTGCCCGAGCTGGCCACGGCGCCGCCGCAGGCTGCACCGCTGACGGCCTGGGACTGAGGGGGCTAGATGGAAATCGGATATACACCAGCCGTCGAGATCTACGGCGCGAACGCTGAGCTGATCAATGCGCGCCTGGTGGATTGGGAGCACGTCGACGCGGCCGGCATCGAGTCGGATCAACTGAAATTGACGGTCAACATCGAGGGCCTGGACGGCCTGCCGAGTTTCGACGCGAAGGTCGGCCTGCGCGTGGGCTACAAGGAAACCGGGCTCGTCGATAAAGGCGAGTTCACGGTCACGCGCGTGACGCCGCAGCTATTCCCGGCGCTGATGTTGATCGTCGCCACGGCGGCGCCGTTCAAGGTCACGGACCCGACCGGCTTCAAGGCTCGCCGCTCGGAAAGCTATGCAATGACGACCCTCGGCCAAGTGTTCCGCCGCGTGGTCGCCCGCCATGGCTTCACGCCCCGCGTCGCGGCCGACCTCGAGGCGATCGCGATCGTCCATATCGACCAGTCGAACGAAACCGACGCGGCATTCCTGACGCGCCTCGCCAAGCGCTTCGACGCGGTCGCAAAGCCGGTCAATGACCTGTACGTGCTGGGCCGTCGCGGCCAGCTCAAGACGTTGAGCGGGAAGCCGATGCCGAAGGTCACGCTGTCGGTGACGCAGGACAACCGGCCAGGCAGTAGCGCCTTTATCGCGGCCAGCATCGACACCGATGCGCGGATCCGCGTCAAGGGCGTCAAAACGGCCTGGTGGGATGGCAGCAGCGGAAAGGAGGTCATCGTCGAGACGGGCAGCGAGCCGTTCCGCAAAGTGCGCCAGCGCTACCAGGACGCGGACGAGGCCAAGGCGGCCGGCGAGGGTGAGCTGCGCAAGGCCAAACGCCAGGAGGCAAAGCTGCGGATCGACTGCCCGGGAAATCCGGCGTTCGGCGCCGAGGGCCTGGTCGAGCTCGATGCGACGTGGCCATCGTTCATGCGTGGCGACTGGTCGATCGACAAGGTGACCTCGAGCGGATCCAGGCAGCAGAGTTACCGCTGCACGATCGAGGCGAGTTATCCGGACGGAAAGCAGGAGTGACGCGCGCCCCATGGCTTCGGCTGTGGGGCGTTTTTTTGTGCCTGTAATTTGTTGCGTTAGTTAAGCAACGCGTCTAGTATTGTTCTCGTTGATTAACTAACGGGACGGAGGAGATGAAAAAAGAGCCGAAAAGGGTCGCGCAACGGGTCGGGGAATACGAGGCGCGTCTGCTGGAAAGAGGGGGTCGGAAGCTGAGCGGTATCCGGTTGGTTCCGGAGGCTGCCGAGGTGCTCTCCGAAATGGAAAGGCGCGGCGAGACCGCAACCAGGGCAATCAACAGACTGCTGATCGCAGCAAAGGAGCAAGAACAATGACTCACCAACACGTATTAGGCCCGTCCGCCGTCACGCTGGAAGGTGGCCGCCCGACGACAACGTCGCTGGTCGTTGCGGAGGTGTTTGGCAAGCAGCACCGCAACGTGCTGAAGGCGATCCGCGAGCTGGATTGCTCGCCAGAATTTGCACTGCTCAATTTTGAGCAGTGCACCCGGAAAGGTTCGAATAACAAGCCAGAGCCCTTCTACCGTATGACCCGCGATGGTTTCACCTTTCTGTGCATGGGCTTTACCGGCGCGGAGGCGGCGCGCTGGAAAGAGGCTTACATCGCAGCCTTCAACCGCATTGAAGCTGAGCTGCAGCAGCGCAACATTGAGCAATACAGCGAAGCCGAGGGCGCCATGTTCACCGGAAGGCTGGTAGAGCTGAACTTTGGCGCGGGCGTTGTGCATGCCGAATGGGATACGGCCGGTAATTTGTGGCTGGGCGATCTGGAGGTCGACACGCTGCTCGGCTACAAAATTAAAAATTCCGCGCTCGGCTTGTTTCGGCGCTACGAGCACGAATTTCCCGAGGGGAGCGTTTGCGAATATCGTGATGAATACGACCGCCAGCGGCGGGCCATCTTCACGCCGATGGCCTGGGCGGTGCTCGCCCGTCATTCGACGCTGCCACTGGCGTCCCGGCTCGCCCTCGCCGCTGTGCAGCACTACGTGCCGCCGAAGCTGATGGAGGTCAAGCGCGAGGACTATCAGCGGCTGGTTACGCGCACCGAGGAAAATACCGAGAAGTTCCAGCGGATCGCCGAAGCCAGTGGCGAGCTGGTCAGCGCCGTCGCTGACGCCTACGAGTCGGTTTATCTGGCGCAAGGCTCGATTGAGCGCGATCATCCCGCGCTGATGCCGGGCAGGGATCAATCGAAAACCCACTGACCGGAAAGAACGAAGCCCCCACTGCCTTGCGGCGGTGGGGGCTTTTTCGTTTCTGGATCTGCTACAGCCTGGCGCGCACCTGGTCGGGCATGATGACGGGCCGCTCGCGGTCGACGTACAGACGTGGAAGGCTCTGGTATGGGCCTGGTCCGCGCTCCTCGAGGCGCTGGATAACGATCTGCGCCACGCCGTTGCCAGTCGCCCATGCCTCGCCGCGTTGCAGCCATACGGCTGGGGCGGTGCGGCCGACCGAGCACAGCGCCCAAGTCTCGCCGGCTTCCTGAATGGTCTCGCAGCTGGGGTCATAGCCTGCGGCGCGGTGCGCCTTGGCCAGGCCGGCCGTCTCGCGGCCGGTGAAGTCTTTGTAGGCGCCGATGGCGATCGCCACGGCTCCAAAGCCAAGCGCGATCTTGGTGCTGTTCTTCATGCTGCAGGCTTCTCCGTTGTGGCAGATGGCCGGCAGGGTAGCAAAAAGCCCGCCGAGGGGCGGGCTATGTGGGGCTGGCGACATTTAGGGCGTTGGCTGCTCGTCCCAATCTGACCGATACAGCCGATACGCCAGGCCGTTGAAGTAATTCTCGGCGCGATTCAGCAGCTCGACGCCGGCGGCCTCGTCGTCGGCTTGGTCGATGGTGGCCCACTCGCCGTCTGGCATCTGCTCCTGGAGCAGCCACACATAATCGTCAGTTGTCATGGGATCTGTATCTCCGCGTCGGGGTGGATGGTGAAGTCGCGCCCGCAGTGCGGGCATTCGAACTGCCGGCCCCGGATCCGCTCGTCGAGCTCGAGCGGCACCAGGTTGCGGCAGAACGGGCACCGGCACTGCAAGCCAGTGGCGAGTAGCAGGGTTACGGCCGGCGCCTGGTTCATGGGTTAGGCCTCCTCGGCGATCGCTTTCGCTTCTCGCACCAGCTCGGCGATCGCCACATCGAATTTAAAAACGGTGGATCCGCCGCCCCAAGGCTTCGGCCCGGCGAGGCGGTGGCCGCTCGATTCGTCGCCGATATACAGGCTAGGGCCTTCGGGGCCGTTCACGACCTCGATCGAGCAGTTCCCGGCCAGATCCGCCCGCGCCGCCTTCTCGCGCTCGAGAAAGATGGAATAAGCCTCCTGGGAGACGACCGTCGAGCGCTCGCCGAAGCCAAAGGAAACGCCCTCGCTCTGCTGCTTTTCGGCCTCCTCGAGGGCGGGCAGCAGCGCTGCGCGCAGGCCATCGAGAAAGCGGCACTGCTGCTGCAGTGTGTGGTGCGTGCGATGGCTGGGGTTTTCGCAGGCGTCGACGGCGAGGCGCAGGGCGCGGATTAGTTTGTCGGTCATTGCTGGTCACTCCCTTGGTTTGGCTGGTCGTCATATTCAGGTTTTGCGGTGTACACGCGCCAGATGAAGGCGCCGAGCGCCACCAGGGCGCCCCCTAGCAGGCCGAGCAGGATCTCGAGCGAGCTGGAACTGCTGCGGCGGCTCATGCGCTGGGCTCCTGTCCTGGTCGAGCGTAGTGCGGCACCGGAGCGCCCGCGATCTCGCCCTCGAGCCAAGTGCGGAAGGGTACGCCCCCGACTTGTCCGTCGATATGCTCCGGCAGGCGGCCGGGCAGCGCGCGAACGTAGTCGGCGAGCTCGATGCATTCGGTCTGGCAGGTGCGAACGCGGTGCTGCAGCAGCGCCTTCTCGTCCTCGCCGGCGGTGATCGCGTCCAGGAGCGGGCGAACGATCTCGTCGGCGGCCGTCACGATCGCGACGATTTTCGGGTCCGGCTTGCGCACCTGGCCGAAGTAGTGGTCGAGCATGCGAACGTCGCGATAGTCGCGGCGCATGGCGACGGCGATGCGCTGCGCGGCGGCCTCGAGGGCGCGGGATTGGTTGGTCGTCATTACGCAGCCCTCGCGATGGCGGCCAGGGCGTCGACGCGCAGACGGCTCGGCATGTGCTGCTTAATGAATTGCGTCGCCAGGGCGCGCGCTTGGCGGCCGGAGATCCGCGCGAGCGGTAGGTTTGCGGCGGTGGTATAGTCGTTCGCTGACATGGGTTAGATCCTAGGTGGGTTTTGCTTGTGTCTGCCTGGTCAGCGGTTGCCCCCGCTGGCCGGGCGCCTCTCTTACTTCAAAGCGTCCAGGCGCCGTTTCAGTTCGGCGACATTGCCGACGTCGAACCGCCCCTCGCCTCGTGTGTACTTCTCGAACAGGTCGTCGATCGCCTCGAGCAGCAGATGCTTTACCGGCGTGTCGCTCATGCTCTTAATTTCCTGCAATCCCTGGTGGTAGCGCTTCGGCGCCAGTAGCGGGATTTTCTTCTCGCCTGGATCGTTGGCCACTGCCGCGCGGGCCTTCTCGACGTGTGCGGCTGTGGTCTGGCCGGTGCCGCGCTGGCTTGGCCGCGTAGTGCTCATGGTCATTGCAGCAGCTCCAGAACTTCGGTGGTTAGGTCTTCGATCTCGACGCGCGCCTCGTCGCTGGGGCGCAGGTCCATGACGCTGCGGCCCTTGGGCACGCCGTCAACATAGGCGACGCGCTGATGCGTTCGGGCCTTGAGGACGGGCAGCTCGAGGCCCTCGAGTGCGGCAACAACGTCGCGCGCCAGGTTTGTGCCCTGGATGGCTCGAGCCACCAGCATCGCCGCGAGCGGCTTCCCGTCGGTCAGTTCTTGCCGGTCCTTCACGAGGCGCACCAGGTCGCCACATGCCCAAATGTCGTACTGGCTCGGCTGGACGGGAATCAGCACCAGGTCGGCGACTTTGATCGCGGCCGACGTCAGCGGGCTAACCTGCGGAATGCCGTCGATTACAACGAACTCATAATGCCCCGCAACGCGCGGCAGATCGCGCGCCAGTTGGTTGCCCATGGATATGACCGGCACGTGCCAGGCGACGTCGTTGCCGTCCTGCGCGGCGGCCCAATCGGTCGCCGAGCCCTGGTCGGAGTTGAGATCGACGATCAGAACGGAGTGGCCGCGCGCTGCGATGCACGCGGCGAGATTGGTGGACGTGGTCGTCTTTGTGGTGCCGCCCTTTTGGTTGAGCACCGAGATTATTTTCGGCATGGCTGGGTTCCTGGTAGGTGGTTGGCTGGTCAACGAGTGCAAGAATAGGAACAAAAGAACAAAAGAGCAATAGAACATTTGCACAAAACCGCCTTAATAAAGCGGCGCGCTAGCGCCTACCTTGTCCATCTGCAGCGCCTAGTCCCTTCTCCGCAGCCTGGAGGCCGCATTCTGCGCGGGTTTCCCGCGCATAAACCGCCAGCGCGAAGCGCTGAGTCCTTTTAGGGCATGCCCCACCCAAGCCATCCGAGTGGCTTCCCGCCTGGGGCGACTTTTCAAGCAACCAGATCAAGCGAAGCGGCACAGCATCCAAGGTGCACAGGTGTATACAGGCACC